CTTCCGGCATATAAGGCAGTGTAATTTTGTTTGTTGCGCTAAGTTCGGATAAATCCCAAATGCAAAGTTCACCAAACCGTAGCGCTTTATCCACAGAATCAATCAGGCTCGTCTCTTTTTCAGTGATTTCCATAGCCCGAAGCCTGTATTCACTGATAGACGCTTCGTTCCGGAGTTGAGGGTAATCCGTATATCTCAGTGTAACAGGTTCCCCAGTCGAAGCGTCTTGAAAGGTAATGGTAAGCGCATTGCGAATTTCGCTGTCACCTATATCCAAAGACTCATTAAGAATTACATCTTCCCAGTCTAATTCAAAGTCATGTGTTGTCTTATCTCGGGGTGGCTCTATGAACGCCAGTACATATTGCACGCCGTTCCAACGATAACCCAAGTACCAGCCTATCTGTTTCGCGACGTTTTGAATAGCATCCCAAACAGACACATATTCGACGGTCATTTCCTCAAAAGTGATCCCGCTAGGTACGGGGCAAAACAAACTGGGTGGCGCGTCAGTAATATAATCATTAATGATTGCTTGAATCAAATCTTCGGCAGATATAGGTCCTTCATAAGTTTTTTTGACATCGATATAGGTGTCTTGGAGC